CCCCTGGGTTAGGGTGGGTATTGTGTGACCCCCTTGTGAATCCGTTCCGGCTGTAAGGTCTCTTTTTTGCACACCGTCCTTAGATGTTCTTTTTAGGATCATTCCGGGAATCCCTTTACCCTTCGTAGAAACACCGAGTTCGCGAGCTTCCTTTTGGGCTTCTTGATTCATTTCTTTCTCAATCCCTGTAAGGTTACCTTCTGCGCTTTCTCTCAAAAACTTCAAAAAGCTAAACTTAGATAAGTCCTTTTCTTGTTCCTCTGAGAATTCAGGGCTTTTTGTCTCAAAAGCTACGTTTGTAGCTAAGGACGCTTTTCTTGCTTCGTTGGCTTCGATAACCCCAATTTGAGTGTCAATCTCTATAATCCTCTCATTGGAACTTTTCATATTAGCCACGTCTTCGCTTGTAGGTTTATCTAATTCAGAAATTCTGTCAATTTCAGTGATTAGATTGCCTTTTTCTTCTTTTAATTCTGCTATTTTAGACATTACTATATGTTTTAATTTTTAATCTTTGAATCTCTATTTTTCTTTTATTAAAGGTTTCTTCAAGTACCTCAAGTTCTTTTTGTTCTCCTTTTTCAGAGTGCCCGTTTAGTTGAAAGCCTTTCTTTTTCTCCAATAGTTGTAACACTTCTGATACTTTCATTTTCTCGATATCAGAAAATGAGTAATCATCCCCTAATGTGCGCTTAACAAACATTAAGGCATCATAGGTGTTACTTCTAAGGTGTGCTACTTGTGCGTCTGGATTTGCCGGGATATTAACAACTGAGAATTCGAGCAAGTCAACTTGTCCATAGTAGTAGGTTTCGTTTTCTCCTCCTCTTTTTTGGTCTCCATTTCCAAAATCACCTTTGGTTGTTTCAGCAAAGCCGACCGATGCAGTTCTAAGTGTCCCATACAAAACTTTTTCAAATATTTTATCTGCTAATGGATTAAGCTCTTTTGGCTCAAAATTTATTGAACCCATTAATACGTTTTCTTCCCTCCAAGCTTTCCCTGGGCCTAGAGTATCATCTGGATTTGGGGCATTACACAAATCCCCTCCATAAACATTATGCTGATAACCCGTGATTGGATTAGCGTTGAAGTTGTTCAAATTCCAGTTATCTAATGGGATTACAGATTTGTATCTATCCCTTTTCTCCGAAGAAATTACAAACGGTATCGTTCTTGTCTCCCTTACGTTATCAGGGAATTTTTTAAAAGTTCCTTCACTAAACAGCTTGTCCATTACTCCGTTTTTTAAATTTAAATTCTTTAAGTAGGTCGTCAGGGTCGCGATCTTTACCCATTTTAGAGTCAATAAAATCGTCTTGACGATCTACGGGGATTGTTCCAGATTGAATGTACCTCCTATCACCTCCTTCGTAGGTGTTCATATCTTCAAGCTTTAAAACATCATTAGGACTTAATACCCCTGAATGAATCATAGCTTGATAGAATTCTTTTCTTGCATTCAAGTCGCCTTGTAATAATGATTTTAAGTTGCCCTTAACATATTTTTTTGATTTCGAAAGTCTATTGGATGGTTGAAAGAGTTTAATATTACATTCTCTTTCAATCATTGTCACGATAGGTAATGCCGTGTACTTAGCAAATACAATGTCTTGCTGTTCTGCATTTGAAAAAGTAGCACGCTCATAGTTTTGTGCGAATGTTGGAGGTATTCTATATATTCCGTAAACTTTAGTGTCGCTTAACCTTCTTGTGGAAATGTATTCCGCATCGCCTGGAGGTATTAAAATTGGATGATATGTGAACCCTCCTTTTAAAACTGGGGTTGCACCAATATTCGCCCCACCCGTACTTTTTCTCCATGTTTCTGCATAGTGACTTTCTTGGTCCGTACTTAGTTTCATTGCGGAATCGTAAGTCAAAAATCCAGGTGGCTTGGATCCGTAGGCCATGCCAGCATAACGATCTTCCTTGTGGATTAAACCCATCGCCTCCCGGTTTTGCGTAATTGGCGAAACTCCTATTATTCCGTTTTTTGAGAAAATTCTTAAGTGAATCAGATCCCTTGGATCAATTCTTTCACCTGACTTGTAATAAAAAAACTCTCCTGAAAGCTCCCTTATTTCAATATCCCAAGGGCAAACAATGCTTAATGAAATAGGATCGTTTCTAAAATCTCTTTCTATTATTGCAAATGCGTTACCCCAAGCCATTAACCACATAATCATAGACGACCAAAATTCATAAGAACTCATGTATTCATTTGGTTGGTCGTGAATTAAGTAGTGTACCTGATCAGTTTCAAGTGTGACCCTTCCGTTTTCAGTCTTTTGTTTGACCGAAAAAGGAATTGAACCAATGGTTTGCATTAAAATATTGATAGAAGTATAAACCGCAGTTATGCCGAGCCCTCTTTGCTCACTAACTTTTTCACCTGATGCCGTGTCGTTTCCCCCAAAAATGTCTAGTATCTTTGGGTTGGATAAGCTAATATTCCTGGTTTCCCAAATGTATTTGTTCCAGAATGATTGAAAGAAAGCTTTTGACATGCTTATACCTATATTGTATAAACACAAATGAAGTATTTACATTTATCAATATGGTGTAACATTGTTACATATTTCACCAAACTTGTATTAAAGGAGTCATGCGACTAGTGGATATACGAAAAGAATCATAGGAAGCGTAACGGTTTTTACCAAACGCTTTTTTATACTTTTCTTCCAGTGCGTCGTATGCTTTTTCGTAGGTGGGGAAGTTGGACAAATTTTCATGCCCAAGTTAAATAACCCCCAATAGCATTTGAAAGGCCGGCCATTCCATCAATTTTATTTATGGATTTCGATTTATCCATTTTTATATTTCCTGATGGGTCCATTTTCAAAGCAACATTTGAATTGTGCCATCTTAAAACAGGATGATTGCCGTGTTTAATCTTTTTGTCGTGGATAAGTTTCTCGATCATCTTACAAGATGGGTTTTGGTCTTTGTATCCCTGCCCGTAGTATTCTACTGGCAAGCCTTCTTCTGTAAGTTCAGTAGCTATTTTATGAGCATTCCAACGGTCAAACTCAATCATTTGAATATCTTTTGTCGCGCAAATTTCTTCTATTTTTAGCTTTATAGCTTCGTGGTCTGCGGTGTTTCCTTCAGTGACTATCAAATGCCCCGAAAGGTCCCAATCTCTGTAAGTTACAATACCATCTGAAACCATTGCGTTTACTTTATCTTCAGGTACAAAAAAGTAAGGTATTACTGAGTGAAACCCTTTGTCATCTGGGGATGAGAACAACACAACCGCATTTATGTCCCTGGTCGCGGCCAAATCTACACCCACAAACCAATAATCGTGCTCTTGTGGCTCGCTGCCGTTTTTTTCCCACAACTCATTAGGTAGCCAAACATCACTAGAGTCTGTCCATATGTTTAGGTTTTTAGTTTTGAAGTCAACTTCTTTTGTGCCGCCCTCACCGATCGCCTTGTTTAATCGGTTCATTAAAAACTCTTTTGTCACAGAAACACCATAGTTTGGGTTGGCCTTAATGAAATTTTTAGGGTCTTTCCAATCATCACCTTTGTCTAGAGCAAATATCAAAATCAATAAAGAGTCATCTTTTTTAATGCCCTCTAAAATATCAATACAGTATTTTCTAAATCTAAAACACGGCCCTTCTTGATTGAAACCTGCGGTTGTAATGATGTCCATCATAGGGTTTTGTCTTGCCCCCATTCCTGACTCAATAACGTCGAAAACTTCGTTTGAAGGGTGTGCGTGATATTCGTCTATAAAGCCAGCGGATGGATCCAGCCCGTCTTCCCGCTTGGAGTCCCTGCCTAATGGTGCCATAAATGCGCCTTGCTCCTCGTAAACGACTCTCCTAGCTAACCCTAAATTATAGTACGTTTTGAATACACCTTTTAGGTATGGTGATGCATCGGCAATTTTACCGGCATCGTTAATTAATATTTTAGCTTGTTCTTCTTTGGTAGCACCACAAAAAACTTGGGCACCATTAACACCATCCTTACATAAAAACCATAACCCTTTACCTGCGCATTCTGTGGTTTTACCGTTCTTTCTGGCTACTTCTTTGTAGGATGTTCGAAACCTCCTCAATCCGTTTTTAGTAAACCATCCAAATTGTTGAATGATGTAAAATTGTTGGTGTGGCTCTAGTTCGATTGGTTGGCCTTTTTTTGTGCCTTTCCAGTGGTGGCATAGTTCAAAAAATTTGACGATTCTTTTTCCCTCCTCAAAATCAAAAATGAAATCTTTG